TCGTCGTACATGATACGACACTTACGCCATCCTTTCTGCGTGAGTTTTCCGAACTTCTTCGTCATATAGTCGTATAGTTCATTGCCCTTCGGGATATTCTTACCATGTTGTACAACGTACCATTTCTTGAACTCTTCATATACTTCGGTCTTCTTGATATATGTATCTTCATCTGCGACGCGAATCTTGTCGCGCAAGAATTCCGAGAGATAGTCCTGAGTATTGCGATACTTATTACTACTCGCTGTAACGGCGGCGCATGTCCGCACTTTTCCATCTGTTTCAAATGCCTTCTTGACGAGCATCGCCATAAAGACATTTACCCACACCTTTATTTTCACATCCAAGTTCTTATCGATCAGGAACTGATACGGCTCTTCGGGATCGTCGGTTTTCGGCTCCTCGCAGAATTTCGATTTATAAGGGCAAAGACGGATACGACGCCATGTACCGTCGTCGTTGCTCTTGATATCAAACAGCACATTCGTACATACGACCAACTTGAACTGCGGAACAAACGAAATCGTATTCTTGAAAAGCGCGCGGGCGGTCATATCATCGCCACCGGTGATTTCCTTCAAAATACCCTCGTTGATGCGATCGCCCTTCGTCGGTTCCTGCATAACTGCGTAACGCACACCTTTGAGGACTGCGAGTTCTGGTGAGGCGCCGCCAATCATCGCGCGTTTCTGCGTTACTGCGGTGATGGGGAGGACCGCCTTGTACTCGCCAAGGCACGCCGACATCAATTCAATGAGTTTCGATTTGCCGTTGCTTCCACCACCGATATAAATATTGAATGTCTGTTCGCGATTCGTGCCGATCAGGGTTGAAGCGAGATGCTCCCACATATACGTCCGCAGTTCTTCTTCTGGGAAGAGTTGCGCCATGAACTCGTTGATTTCGTTGATGTGGGCTCGATGCTTCTCCTCGTCGAGCTGGATATAGTCGATTTTCGTGGTCTTGGATAGATTGTCGTCCGGCTGACCGCGGCGAAATGTCCGCGTCTTGAAATCAATGACGCCGTTCTTGAAACACAGGAGCTCAGGGCGTGTATCTATTTTCTCCTCAAAATCCTTGTCATAGAATTGCTCACGCACCTCACGCATAATGTTGTTCTTGAAACTCGTCGTCTTCAGTTTCGTACAAATATCCACGATACGGCGCGACCTTTTTCGCGCGGATGTGTATTGGTCGCATGTTGGGTCAAGCCCTGATGTGAGATCCATAATCTCGCGGTGCTTCTTCGTATAAATATCATGCATGTCTTTCGAGATGAGCGCGCGAAGTGAATTCCCTTGGTCGCATTCCACCCAACGATTCTTCTCGAACTCATACCACATGTTATCCTTCACGCTCACGCATACGAAGCGGTCCTTGAAAATCGTGTATAGAACCGTCGCCAAATCTACATCCGTGGATGCGTCGTTGGTCGTCTCGTTACAAATCGTTTGATGAATGAAGTTGTCGATGGTTTCATTGCGGATACGCGCGTATTCTTCGGGGCAATCGTTCTTCGCCCAATACATGATCGACCGCCGCGTAAGGCCCTCGGGGCTATAAGGAAATCCGCACCAAGTATCATAGCTCTTCATAATATCCGCATACGAGAATTTACTGGACTTCGCGCTGAATAGCATCCAAGTCAGGAAGAGCTTGTCGCTAGTATTGTGAAGTGCCAAGCCGACGCGGAGCCATTTATCGTATGGGTCATAGTATTGCGATGGAAGCGCCATCGTGTAATAGTGGGTTTCGCGGATTTCATACTCTTTCGGCTCAAGCATATTCAGCATGATTTCAACCGCCATCGTAAGTTCGGACTGGTTCGTGATTTTATCCATCATGATTATACCGTTGTGCGACATCAACGCGTCACTCCCACCACCCGGATTCATGCCACCGCCGCCACCCGTGACGACCAATCGCAGACGCTTTCCGCCATCCGCGCCACCATTCGTGCCGCCGTTTCGCCCCGCTGTGCCACGTTGCTGATTCAGAAGCGCGTCATATTCGGCTTTTAAGGTAGGGTTGTTCGGTAGAATCGAAAATGATGGATATCCGGTTTCAATTGCTCCGGGCGCTCCACTGGCCGCGGTTTGAACCGATAATTTGGCGAACTGCTCTTTTACATTGAATTTGCTCGTTTTCTCTTCCTGACACATCCACGCACCGTCCGTATCATCGGGGTCATGCATCATGATGAAATGATACTTCAACATATACGCCTTATGTCCGGGTTTGCGCGAACCGTATAACTGCCAGTTTGTGTGGCCGCGCGATATTCCTTCATCAAGCACATCATTCCACGTATTCGTTATTGGGATATCCGTCCAAATCTCCGGAAGTTCTTTCAGCATTCGTGTGCGCAACATTCGCTGAATCGGGCGCTCTACGCTGGCGCCAATTATCATATGAATACCATCCTTGGTTACATCTTCCAACTCATTGACATCGCTCTTTTCGAAGATATAAATCGGGATGGTTGCGTCGGCGGGGATTTCCACGAGTGCTTCCAACGTCTGGATGTAGGATTGGATCATATCCAAAACGTGTTCCTTCGAATGCTGGCGTTTGGTGATACTCGTTTCATACCTGAAGTCAAAATCTACCGTGATAATACCCCGTTCAGGATTCTGTTTTTCGGTCAAGAACTCCTGTTTTCCGGTTTCAAACACATGAGTATAATACTTCTTCCAGAAGACCGGCAATATCGCAGGCGGAATCGTATAAACTCCGCCATAGACATTCAACGCCTTATCCCCAATCCGCGTGTGCGTATAAGCTTCGCCTGGTTTCGATACATGATGTTTCATAAATTGTTCATACGTCATCCCCGCGCAAAGAGACTGGTATGAAGCGGTTGTGGTGTCGGTGGGCGTCGCAGGCGCCGTATTAGCGCTGCCTCCTCCTCCATTCACGGTTGTTGTTGTTGTTGTCATTCGCGTCGGGTTGTCGGGTTGTCTCTCTTGTAAAAACTAATTTGGGTAGGTTGAAGTTTCAATTTTGTCCGGTTTATGAATTGAAATTTGTAAAACCTCCGGTTTATATATTCCAGAGGTTTTATCTCTAAATCTGATCCCCCAAAAATGGCACTTGGACTTTTCCTTCCTAAAAAACCGGTGAAAAAGGGGGATACTTTATTTTCCATTTTCTGGGCGCAGGACTTTTGTAAAAAAAGTGTTTTAGCCCGTGGATTTTTTTTTAGTGTTTGGATTTTCTGGTTTGTGACCATATATCGTCAGGGGTAAAATAATGAGAGCATAATGGTGTGGGTGTTTTGTGGTGGGCACTGGGTTGTTGCTAGGGTTATCGTCACAAAATGGTCGGGTTCGCTCGGGGGAAGAAGCATGGCGGCTGAAACATCATAAACATGTGACTGACCTTTTTGGGGGTGGTGGGCGGACTTCGTCAGTTTTACCGATATATTTTATGGACATATTTTAGAACATTAGTAATGAACTGGTATGAAAATGAGAAACTCAATTACTTGTAAAAAAATCGAGTATAGTTATGAATGTAAATTATGTAACTTTAAATGCTCATATAAAAGCAACTATGAGAACCATCTTACTACGCGCAAACATAAAATTATGGTAAAAAATGAAGAATTGTCACAAAAGAAAACCAACACTGTTATATCATCCCAACTAGATACATCGACACTGACGACGGAATGCGTCAATACTTGTAAATACTGTAATAAACGATATACTCATCTTTCTGGATTGAGCCGTCATAAGAAAACCTGTATTAAAATTCCAACGAATCGCCCCCTTACGATAACACGCGATGAGTATGACAAACTACTTGAGTTTATAGAACACATTAATAACTGTAACGAAACTGTAAAAAACAATAATGAATTAAACACAGGTGATAGTTCTGATGAATATATGAAAGTATGCGATAACAACCTTCAAAATACAATAGTTCATAATACAAACTGTATGAAGGATATGATGATTACGAGTATCAAACTACAAACCAAAATGGTTGAATTGACGAAACAACATAACGAAAAATCCATATCACCGTTATATTCATCTAGACCTGAAATCATAATAAATGTCGAGCATCCCACATTCAACAACACCACGAATACCAACAGTAACAACAATAATAACAACAACAACAATAATAACAACCACAACAATAATAACAACAATAACAACACTGAAAACTAACTTGGTAAAGACATATCAAAAGGCCGAATGGCCCTACACAATAAATACAGTTAGTTTACAAAATACCAATCTTGACCGAATCTCTCTTTTCAGTCGAAAATATTCCGTTTGAAACTCTTCATTTCAAAAGTTTCAAATCCAAGGGCTTGGCCATTTATGTTTCAAGGATAAAACCGCCAAAAATATTCCGTTCAAAACTCTTCATTTCAAAAGTTTTAAATCCAGAGACTTCATCCATTATGTTTCAAAGACAAAACCGTCGAAAATATTTCGTTCAAAACGGCCGAAGGCTAGAATAAACGAAGGAATTAGACCCCCTATTTTTGGACATTTATTTGTCCACCAGAAATGTCCATTTTGCCCTTTGCGCGTGGGAGTTTTGAAACATGAAATGAAAAACATCAAAAAATGGGGTTGTGACCATAATGCTCACAAAACGTATTTTTTGCGTTGAAAACCTGTGACTGAACTTTTTTGGGGGGTTGGTGGGCGCGTCCATTTTGGTAGGTTAAAATAGGACATTTATGTATAAGGATATATTTAGGATACACCAAAAATATCCGAGGATACATATCATAAACATGCAACATACATTCTATTGTAAAAAATGTGACTTCAAATGCTGTAAACAAAGCATCTATAATAAGCACCTACAAACACTCAAGCACACTCGTATCGAAAATATCCAGATACATACCGGACCCGGATACATAGATACAACAAATATACTGTCCGAAAAATGTCCAAAAACTGGATATTCATTTATATGCCAATATTGCTTGAAATCATATAAGTATCATTCTGGATTATGGCGACACAAACAAGAATGCCACGAAATTGTAACAACAATAGTCAATAATAAAGACTCTGTCACTACGTTGGACGATACAACGCCTATAAATGAGATTATACGTAAAAACCCAAATAATAATCTTGAAAAAAATAACGATAATACAACCCATGACCTCGTCGCTGAAAACCGAGAAATGAGGGTGATGATGATGACATTGATGACAACCCATTCCTCCCAATTACAGACACTGATGACAAACAATACCCAATTACAGTCGCAGATGTTGGAAATGATGAAGGCAACACAAATGACAACCACAAATCCGAACGCGACAGGTATCGCGTCAAATGTTACAGGAGACCATAACGCCGTGAACAGCCACAACATAAATAATACATTCAGTATGAACATGTTCCTGAACGAGAAATGTAAGGATGCGATGAACATGAAGGAATTCGTGAATTCCATCCAGTTGAATATGACCGACTTGGAAAATGTTGGCAGGCTTGGCTATGTGGAGGGAATGTCGAATATCTTCATTGACAACCTCCAGAAGACCGATGTATACAAACGACCGGTTCATTGTAGCGATATTAAGCGCGAAACCTTATACGTGAAGGACAACAACGAGTGGCAACGTGACGGTCCAGAACATGAGAAAATGACAAACGCGATTCTTGCCGTGGAACAGAAGAATGTGGTGCTAGTGAATGAATGGGCGAAGGCCAACCCGCGATGTATGAATAGTAATACCCGAGAGAATGAAAAATACTTCAAGTTGTCAAAGATTGTAACCGATGGAGAAAAGGATGGGAATATAGATAAGGTGATACGCAAAGTAGCAAAGCGCGTGACGATTGAAAAGGACACCCCGCAAATCGAATAACCAATAATGTACGTGAAAGATAAATTGACACAAATCTCTATAATTTTTGCTTTATAGTCCAAAATTATAAATACTATTATTATAACAGTTACAAAAAGTAACTATATTCGGACATTAGTAATATAAAAATATAATAAGATATTATATAAAATTATGCCAAAAATGGTGTTTGATTATTCAAATACAATATTTTATAAAATAACATGTAAAGACCCAAATATTATTGATCTGTATGTTGGTCATACAACAAATTTTGTCGAGAGAAAAGATTATCATAATATATGTTTTACAAATACTACATCAGATAGCTACAATTGTAAGTTATATGAAGTAATAAGAAGTAATGGTGGATGGGATAACTGGAAAATGGAAATAATTGACTGTATTCGTTGTGATAGCATTCATGAAGCGATGAAGAAAGAACAAGAATATTCTATATCGTTGAACGCAACATTAAATATTATAGAACCAATACCTCAACAACGAGATGATCCGCAGCCAATAACTTTGAATATCAATGAAACAAAAGAAAATGACGATAATATAACAAAATATCGTTTTTATTGTAAAAAATGTAACTTTAAATGTGATAAGCAAAGTAATTATGACACACATCTTACCACTAATAAACACAAACGGTTACCGAAAAATATAACAAATGCCACAAATGTCACAAATGTCACAAATGTCACAAATGTCACAAATGTCACAAAATCCACAAATACTTGCCCCTATTGTCATAAACAATATGCTCATCGTTCAGGATTATGTCGTCATAAGAAAATCTGTACTATGAAGATTGCCAAGTATATCGCGAATAACTCCAATAATCTAGCACATGATGTATATGATGTATATGATAAACTAATAAATCTATTAGAAATTATAAAAAATAAAAATGATAGTGATTCGGATGTTCAGAATAATAATGTCAATACTACAACCTGTAAGAAGGAGATACTGATTTTTACAGGAGACAATATCAATATCAACAACAATAACAACAACCACATCAACAACAATAACAATAACAACAACCACATCAACAACAACAACAAAAACAACAACAACAAAAACAACAACAACAACAACAACAACAACAACAACAACAACAACAACAACAACAACGCAACTTAACTTGACAAAACCATACAAAAGCCGGAGTTCGCAAGTAGATAAGGTGATACGCAAAGTAGCAAGCCGTAAAATCAAAATTGTGAATAAAAATACATAAAAACAATATCGGATTTACTCTAGAACCACAATAATGACAGACGAAACCACCACCAAAGTCGCGATTGCCAAAGAAACAGTCACGCGTCTTCTTCGAGATATTCGCGATGTAATGACCGACGCCACCTTAGACGAATGCGGTATCATTTATCGTCATAGCGAAACCGATATTCTCACCGGCTATGCGTGTATTGTTGGTCCATCCGATACACTCTATTTCGGCGGGTATTATTTCTTTCTCTTTAAGTTCCCTACGAACTATCCGCATTCTCCGCCGGTAGTTTCTTATCTAACAAACACGAATAACATTCGATTTCATCCCAATTTTTATGCGAATAGAAATGTATGTGTTTCGATTATAAATACATGGCGCGGAGAGCAATGGTCGGGGTGTCAGAATATTCGGTCTGTTTTGATGACATTCCAATCATTATTGGACAAACAGCCGCTACTTCATGAACCGGGTATTCGCTCGGCGCATAGCGACTTTAATTCATACCACATCATGGTGGAATACTACAATTATAAGTTCGCGTGTTTGGCGTTAATGAAAGACCTCACTACGTATATCACGATTGAATCGACGCTGGTCGGCGAATTTCAAGAGTTCATGCGGCGGAAATTTATAGAAAATAAAACGCGTATCCGAGAGATTTTGGTAGAGCGGGGGCGAACTTACCCAGAAAAGAAACCTGTGAGTATTGGTTTATATGGACGTATTAGTACGCATGTATCATATGACACCATTATGAGAGATTATGATGTGGTAAATGCGTTGTTTGATTGAGTGAGTGCGGGCGGGCGGGCGGGCGGGCGATTCGCGTGGCGAATGTATGCGATGAATAAAGTATTATAATCATCGCGGTTTCGACTTAAATTGAAATTAAA